GACCCTAATTGACCGTAACTTTTCTTTACTAAATCATCTACGTTTGCCATTTTATTTTTATTTTAAATTAATATTAATATCCTACTGGTGCTAAATAACAAATACAAGAACCAGAATTTAATTCAACATGATCCCACTTACCATATATAGTTATACCTTTTGGAAATTCATGCGATGTTGTAATAGTATCCATATTAGTATTTGTGCTTTCATTTGTTAAAGCCCCAAATGCAGTTCCTGCATCATCCTCATCTGTAGATGATGTTATAGAGCCAACCAAACCATCTAAAGTTTGTAATTTTGCAAAAGTTACCACGTCTAACATTGTTATAGCAATTACAAATCTATTGGCAGATGTTCCGTCTAAATCTAATATAGCTCCATCACCAGTTAAATAAACAGAGCCAAACTGTCCAAAAGATGCTTTAAATAAGTCGTTTACGTTCATATATAATTTTTTACAAATATAATCAAATTAAATTATCTAATTAAGGAACTAGTTTCCTTTTTGCCCTTTGGGCCGCTATAAAAAATATTTGCTATATCTTTCTTTGCCTCTGCAAATGGAGATACTTCATACCTCATAGTTTTTATTGCTTGTGACGAACCAGCTTCTCCATAAGGCCCTGTACGCCTAACCTTATCACCTCTTACTGCTTCATAAATCATTCTATTAGCATTTTTCATTGTACTATAAGAAGAAGGAACAGCGGTGTAATTAACAAATCTTCTTAAATCTGTTGTAACAAATACGTCATGAGAAAGCTTTTTAAGTGTTCTAAGGGTTTGTGTATCTGGCTCATCATCATCTTCCATCATAGCAATTAAAGACAATAAAGTAACTCCTATACCTATACCAGCAGCATGATTACGCATTTCTCTTTTTCTTTGATCGCTAGAATTATTGTATATATCTATTATTTCTTTTTTAGTTATTCCTCCAGCAAAATATTTTCTAAACAAGTCTGTTATGTATTCAGAGCTAGCCCTATAACTTCCAATATTAACATCTCCAAATCTATCTATATCTTCAGCTCTAAATCTATCTTGAAATAATGTAATAAACCATTTTTTAAATTGCAACAAAGCTCTACCATAAGAATACATAGAAAGTAAACTAGCGTCTAACGCTGTATATCCCTCACCATGAAGTGTAGATATTTTGTGATTTATATGCATCACTCTTTCTTCTGATATTTTACCAGACGTAAACTCTTGATCTGTTAGCATTCCTAAGAAAGCAGCCCCCTGTATATACCCTTCTGTTTTGTCCATAAACATATAAGACCACCTTTCTATTTTACCAAAAGGACCCTCTTTTTCAGAGAGATGTATAAACTCATCAAAACTATATTCAACAATTCTATACTTTTTTAATATATTTCTTGATGCAAAAAGCTCTTTCCAGTACCTCTCCTCTCCCTTCATAAACTGTTTTCCTCCACGTTTACGCAACTCTTGATATTTACCAGCAAGCGTATTACCAAGACCAATAGTCATATTAAATCCAAGCAATCGTAGTGATGTTAGTCTTACAAATCCATCTATCACCTTATCTCCTGTCTTTCCAAAGATTCCAACTTGCTCTTTCTTTTCTAAGAACCCTTCTTTCCACCATCCAGTCAAATATCTAACGGCATTTTTATTATCTAGATTTTTATTAAATCCTATAATAGAGTCTGTTAATATTGCTAGATCTCCCATTCCAGTGAAACGGTCTTCTCTTTCTACTACAACCCCATCTTCCATTTTATACAGGCCTTCTCCATTTGCAAATATATGCCCTCTAGCAAATTCTATTAATGTATTATTAATATCATAAGAAATGTTTTGAGCCTTAACTCCTTTTCTTCTTTCGTATTCTTGTATTAATTCAGCATCAATATCACTTACCTTATCATAGCCAATCATTCTTTTAAGTATCGCCCCATTATTTACTAAAGCATCGTATTCTGCGTCAGACAACATGATTTTACTACCGTCTTCGTGTTTGCCTTTATCTTTAAGCTGCTTAGCCTTTCTTCTAAGCTTTTCTAATTCAAATATTTGTTTGCCAGAATCTAATGTTAATTTGCCTGTTCTTCCTTTGTAAACATCATATTTCCATTCATAAAACGTTTTTAAAGCCCTATTTCCATTTTTATCTGTTCCGTAAACCTTAACCCTACTATAGTCGTGTGAATCAATAGAAGTGTTGTAAAGGCCGAATAAACCGCTTCTTGACATACTTTCTACATTACCCATTTGCATTCCAGGAACTATAGTTTTTCCGTCTTCAGAGCCTAATAGTATTTCAGCAATAGCTTTATATCTGATGTAATATTCTTCTTCTTGTTTTGTTAATTCTACTCCGTTTTCTATTATTTCTTCTTCAGTAAATAATCTAACATTACCATTTTCTACAGTAGCTATATTGCCATATATATATTGATAACGAGCATTAGTGTCAAACTCTTTTCTAATTCTTTCTAATACAGAAAGACCTCTCATTTTTGATCTTACTAAAGCTCTATTCTTTTCTTCTATTAATTGCCTGTGCTCTTTAAAACTTCTCATATACTTTCTATATTGTATCTGAGCTTCATTAATTAAGTATTGTATTTCAGGCCTTTTAGATGTCATATTATTAGAACCCAACCATGCTTGGAAATTAGTTAAATCCTCTTGGGCAACACCGTCTTCTCCAGGAATATTATATTTATATCCTTTACTAGCACCAACATTTTTTAAATATTCAGCTTGGTCTCTAAATGCTTTTTGTCCTATTTCTTTTTCTATTTGATAGGCTATGCCTTTAGTGGCAGAATTATCCATCTTTCTAAACTTTCTACCCACATCATATAGTCCCTCTATAGTATATTTGCTTAAAGGTTTTTTCTCTAATGTTGCCTCAAACTCTCTAACCAATCTTAAGTCTCCTCTATAGTCATTATATTTTTCAGTGAGTATTCTAAATGTTTTAGACTCTTCTTCTATTTTGTTTATATCTATACCTTTATCAGCAACCCATTCTGGGAAAGTCATAAACTCAACGCCACTTCCTAAATAATCATTATTATAAGATGTATCGGCAGTAATAATCTTTTTCGCTTTTTTAATAGGAATTTCAAAACTATTATTGTCCTTAGACCTTTTGCTTATTTTTTGCAATAACGTATATTTATTTTTACCAGCCCTACGTCTTTCAACATCTTTTATAGCGTCTTGTAATTCTACAGGAATAGCCCCTGTTGAATAATCACCTTGTTTATTTTGATTGTCTTCTATAATTCTAGACATTTCTTCGTTAATTCTTTTTGTGTATTCATTATCAAAAAATGGTACAAATGATGTTGCTTTACCAGCACCACCAGCTAAACCAAAACGATTAAATGTATGTTCTATTTCAAATATTAAATTTTTCTCTGCTTCAGATAATTCAGCAAACGATTCTTTAATTTGCTCTATAGCTTTATAAGAAGTGAACTCTGTTATCTCTGCTCTATTTAATACAATATAATTACCCTTATCAGATACTTGAATAACATTATCTAAAAAGTAATTTCCTTTTCTACGTTCTTGTAGCGCTTCAAATTCTTTAATTAATTCAGTTTCCCCCTTAACATCACTAAGCATACTAAATTCTTGTCTTAAATTATTTGAGATAACCTGATTAATAACTTCAGACTTCATTTCTCCTAATTTATTTAATTCGTTTAAAACAATAGGATTTGTCAATATGGTCTGCATATAAGGAGTATACCTTATATCTGTTCTAGAAGCCCTTTGTAATATAGAGTCAAATAAACCAGTGGCATGCTCTATAATATTATTGGTTTTGGTTTTCTCTGTAAAAGAATAATCTAATCCCATCTTACCTAACAATGGAATTCTAACTAACCCTTGCGCTTGAGCGATACCCTCTCTAATTTGCCTTAATTCTAGAGGATTTTTTTCAATACTTTGATGAACAGTAAATGCTTTAGATAAAGGATCTACAGCAGCCTTCTTAAATTTATCTAAAGTATAAAGCATTAATATGGCTTGCTTTTGTATAGCTTTAGAATTTTTTAAACCTTTTAGATCTATATTAATAGCGGGGTTTTTAACAAAGTCCTTTATATTTATATTGCCTAAACCATTATCTTTAGCAAACTTTAATAATTGATTTTCATTCATACCGTCTTTCTGTATGAACATATCCATTATATCACTATGTTTAGATATATAGTCTTTACTACTATTTCTTTTAGACTCCATATATTTTTTAACTATAGGGGAATTAAATAAGACAGCTAAGTCATTTAGTGAGTATCCAAGTCTTCTAAGTAGTACAAACGGAAACACACTTTGCATATCTAATCCTAGCTTACTAGCATATTGATGTTTGGCGTTATCTAATGCTATATTAAGTAGTTGTGCTACACCATACCAATTACCTACGCCATTTTCTAAAGTAGCGTCATCAAAGAATGTTTCTCTTGTTACAGCTTCGCTTTCTCCTTTAATAGTAATAGCAAAAGGCAGTACATCTCTACTATTTGAAAATACATTAAATGATCTTTGTAATGCAGCAATCATACCAACTAAATGTTTTGCTGGAACATTATCTTCAAACATTTGAGCATCACCCCATGGAGTTAACTGAGAATCAGTATCTTTTAATGCCGGCACTTTAGCGATAGCATTTTCAGAATCAGAAACAAAATCAATATCAGCTTGTATTTCTTTTTGTATTTCATCTTTACTTGCTAATTCTACATACAAATCAAAGAACTCATTAGAATCTTTTCTCCATCCTTTTTCAGCAACTTCTGTTTCTGTCCATTTAAAATTCATGTGTACAGAGTCGCCATCTAAATCGGCTCCCCAGTTTTTACTCACCCATGCAGGTATAGTTACATTAGATGTAGGAGAATCTCCAATTTGTTTATGGAAGTCTTTTACTACAAATATAGAACTACTTACTTTACCGTGAGCAGGAACTCTTGTTCCAATAAATAAATCTCCTTTTTTAACCCCTTGCTTTCTTAAATATCCAGGAACTATTGCTTCAGAAGCAACTACATTTTCATCTCCTTTGTATAATCCTTTTTCATAAGATCTTAATCCCATGCCTAAACTAGAAGACTGATACCCTATAGATCCTTTGGTATACATCTTTGTTCCTTTATGTGTAATACGTCCTGTTGCTACAGCATTATGAACAGCATTTAAATAAGGATATCTAGGATCAAGATTATCATATGTATTATCTACAAGAACATCAAACACTTCAGCAGTTACAGAAGATTTAAATGAATCTCTTTCATTAAACACTCCTTTCTCAGTTGCCTTATCATTCATAATAAGATCTCTATTTCTACTAGAATTATTAGACTCCATTACATTTCTTCTAAGCTCCAGCATTCTATTTATAGTTTCTCTATTCTCTTCATTTATATTGGTTAATAAATTATAGAATAATTGAGAAGGGAAAAATCTTTCGTCTGTTTGTTTATCTAACTCTAATTGTATACCAAGGCCTTCTCCTGACAACCCTATATATCCAGTTTCATCTGAATATATTTCGTCTTGCTTAGCCATTATATCAGCCATATTATCAGTTGTAGTTATATCATATATAAACTCACTTCCTCCTGAATATAATTTAGCAGCGGATTCAGATGAGGCTATAACCAAATTACCAGGAGCTAAAGCATCAACCTCTCCTTTTCTTGTTCTAAGAACTTCTCCTATATTTTTTAAATAAGGGCTTTTAGCTTCTAACTCTGGAGTTAATGTATGTACAGCAAACTTCATATAAGTGGTTCTTCCTTTTAAAGGCCCTTCTAGTTGCGTATAATGATATACAAACTTAAATACATTACCTACTTTTTGAGACTCTCCATATTTAGCTCTAATAAATTCTGCTTGTTCAGGCAATATATATCCCATTGCGTCGTTCTCAATAGCAACGTTGTCTTTCCAATTATCACCAAATTCTTTTTTAGCTTCTTCTTCTGTATAAATATTCCCCTCTTTATCTTCATAAAAATCTTTAGTTACTATAAACTCTACAGAAGAGTTTCTATCAAACACTACATGACTAGCAATTGATCCAGCAGCACGTTTAATATAGTCTACTTGATTATTAGATTGCCTATGGTCGTGTACAAATAATTGTTGAGCCATAAACTTGTTAGCTATATATGAAGTTAAAAATGCCTCTACCGCCCCATCTTGTAATATGCCTTTATTTAAAGCGGTATTATTTATAAATAATTCTTTATTGTTTATAGCATATTCTCTCCATTGCTTTTTTAGCTTTGGCATTTCTTTTATCTTATTCTTTTCAATAGTATAAGGGAATATACGATCACCATTTTTATACTTAGCATTATAAGCAGGATTATTTTTAACTCTAGATAATAACGCTTTTCTACTTTTAGTATCAATAGCTGCTATACTCTCTATATAATATCTTCTACTTTTATCTGAAAATACTGCGATAGGTTGATCATATAAAATAACTTCTTGCTTATTTTTAATACCTTGATTATATTTATTTAAAAACATAAAGAAATCTCCCGCTATTAATTCATTAGGATTTACATCATTTAATACCTTAGCTCTTCCTTCTTTATTTTTAAGACCAACAGCATTGTCAATAATACGTCTCATCATGCCAGAATGAACTGTAAGATGGAATGTTCTTTTGCCTTCTGTATTTTTATTGCGAAATGCCATCTGACTATATATATTATTGTCACGATGCATAATATCGTTTTTATCTAATTCTATTTCTTCATTAAATATTCGCTCTACATTTTTAAGTCTATTATGTAATCCATTCTCTTTATTCATTATACTAACGCCATCTTGCTCTACGTTATCTACCATTGATAAATAGTTAACACCTCTAGATGCAACCAGGCCTTGTAAAAGAATTGTTTTTAATTCTCCTTGTGTTCCGTGAAATAATCCTAATACCTTGCCATTAACATCATCAGAAAATCCTACTTTTTTATTTTTATATTTTAAAAAATTTTGATAGCGCATTATTGGGCCAAACTTTGTTTTAGTATGACTAAATAATATGTCCGTTAAAGACTGTCTTTTTCCTTTAAATAATATTTCTGTATTTAATAAAATATTTTTATCAATTAAAGATCCTCTTGGATTATCATTTAATAAAACATCTAATACTTTATAAGCAGCATTATATCTATCATTTTTACTTTTTGGGTTTCTTTCAAAGAATAACTCATTATATATAGCAGCAATTTCATCTACTTTCGTCTTATTTCCTTTTATTTCTTCAGCAATATTAGCAACCACACCTTGCTCTATAGTTGCATTAGTACTTGCATATCTAGTCCAATATCTTTTTCCATCATCTCCAATAGTTAAGACATTATGCGCAAGAACTTCTATATTAATACCTTCAATAGGGCCTTTAATTTCCATTAACTTAGCATTAGTAAGAACCTTATCATTCTTATATACTCTATCTAATACATTTAGCATTGCCATTATATTAGGATTAATAGAGGTTCTAAGTAGGTTAGGGAAATCCATAGGATTCTCTCTTGTATCTTTTGCTAAAGACATAAGGGTGGCTAACAAGTCTTTTGTTTTAATCTGATCGTCTTCTCTATGATTATGTACCTCTACAATCTTTTTAATAAAATTAGTTGTAGTAGTAGGTAGCGCAATAGCTTTTGTTAAATCATCATATTTATCCACCTCATTAGTAGTGCTTTCGGATTCTCCAATTACATCATCACCAGATTTTAAACTAATACCAATCTTAGCTAATTCTTTATCTAATATAGTGTCTGCTTGTTTAAGAGTTTGTGGCCTTTTAAGTTGTGTTATAATAGCTTTAATATATTCTTTAGTATCTTTTATTAATTCGTCTTTAATATCTAAATTAGAATCGTCAGCTATAGCTTGCATTACTCTATCAGCAATTTGTTCTGGCATTAAATTACGGCCTATAAAATCTCCTATATAAGATGATACAGCAGCATATGAAGTTGCTTTTTGAAATGGTTTTTTCTTAGCCCTATTAATATCTCCATATGCAGAGTTCATCATATATGGAACAGTTCTGTCAGCAGAATTAAAATTAAGTAATACTGCTTTCATAGCGTTTTCTAAATCTAATGAGGCTACGCCTTCTACAGTAAGATCTAATATTTGCTTAGCTTCTTCATCTGTAGCTAATTTTTTAGCTTCTTTATAAAATTCTATTAAATCTTTTTCTAATCTCTTTTGAGTGGCAGAATCTTTTATAACAGCATCTGCTCTACCATATGAATAAGACTCTAATGCTCTTGTAAACGTTTCTTCAAGTAAATGTTTTTGTTGATCTATTCTAACATCTTTAGCACCATTAACCTTTAATTGTGTTCTTAAAGATAAAAACAATTCGTTTATTCTAGCGCTATCTCCTGCCTTTTCAGCAGCAGCAATATTATTAGTTATATCTATTATATCACTTGTATATCTTTCTCCGTCAGAGCTATTAAGTATATTTCTATACATAGCCCCTAAAGTAGACCTCATGCCTTTAAAGCTCATTAAAATAAGCTCTGGATAATCTTGCTTGGTTTTTTGATATAACTCTGATTTAGGTAAAAGCTTTTTAATTCTTTTCATTAACGGAGTATCTTCCATTAAACCATAATAGATATGTCCAGCTTCATGAATTATATCTGTTTGTGCCACTGAATCTATATTAATAAATACAGTAGATCCTATAGCTAAAGAAGATGCTTCTTGCCCATAATCATCTATAAGTTTTGTATAAGACAATACTCCTTTTGCTCCAGGAAACTTTTTATTAACTATATCTCTTACTATAGATGCAGCCATAACTCCAGAACCATATTTATATAAAGGCCTTATATCTAAAACTGTAGGCTCATAATTAGGTATCTCTGATTGACCTCTAGTAAAATATTTTTTAATATTTTCTTTAGTCTCTTTTATGGCTCCTATTAATTTATCTATCTTACGCTGATCTTTCTTTTTAGCTTTTTTTATAGGGCCTTTGTCTTCATAAAATTCTTGAGTTGCTTGTTCCATTTCTCCAATAACTTCTCCATCAACAACAACTTCAATTTTACTTTCATAAAGCGGAGCTCCTTTTTTAAATTGAAAATATAATTTACCGTCTACCTCAACAACATTAGCTTGACCAGCAACAGGCTCTACTAAACGTAATGTAACGTTTTGCATTTCACGAGTATACTTTTGTATATCTACTTTACGATCAGCAAAGAATTTAATTGATTTACCAGCAGCTGTTTTAATTATATAACTTAAGGCTCCTGCCTTTTTCCCCATCATTTTGGATATAGAAGCAGCGAAAGGTTTTACACCTTTTCCTTTTAATGCTTCTTCTGTGTCTTTATACTGCTTGGTTTTGGGAACTACTTGAGATTTATCTTTTTTTTTTACGTCTTCTTGAGACTCTTTAGTAGTTTTTTGTTCTGCTTTTTTTTCTTTTCTTATGGCGCTTTCTGCATCCTTATTATTTATTTTGCCGCCTCTACCACTACCTTTTATTTTTTCAACACTCTCTGGAGATATATCCCCATCTTCTAAAGCTTTTATTAATCTCTTTTTAGCTCCAGAAGTCATGTTTTCATTTTCTTTTACTTTTTCTATAGCTTTATCTACTTCTGCTTTAGCTGCTTTAGCTTCTATTTCTGAAGCGGGTTTAGTCACTCTATCTACTACTCCTTGCACTCCTTTAACAGCAGCAGCCCCTACATCTTTAGCCGTTTGAAGCGCTTTTGTTCCTACTTCGGTTAAAGTTTCTCTTAATGTCTTTTTTGGTTTTGCAGCTTCTTCAGCAGCTTTTGCTTCAGCTTCTGCCTTTTCTCTTTCGGTTTTTTGTTTTTCGCCTTCTTGTGTAAAGGTTTCAAACTCATCTTTACTCAAACCTTCTTTTTTATATCTAGCATCTCTTTTTCCAGTAGATTTAGCAGTAGGAGCCTTATCTACTTCTGCTGTATATATGTCCTCTATTGACTGCTCAATCTCAGCTAATTCTTTTTGATGCTGCTCCATAACTTCATTATGAGCGTCTTCCATCATTTTTAATTTAGCTTCAAGTTTCTTTTTGTCTTTAATTACAGTCTTTTCATGAGCAACAGCATCTTCATATGAAGCCTTTTCTTCTGCCATTTCTCCTTCTTTACGAGTCTTTTTCATCTCATTATAAAAAGCTTGCTCTGCCCCAGCCTCAGTTAAAGATGTGTTAACGTGATGCTTTGCATAGTCTTGTTCGGCTTGCTCTATCTTTACCTTATATTCATTCCCTTGTTCTTCGGTAATTTTATTGTCTTTAACTAAATTATCCACAATAGACATAGCGGCAGAACCGTCTCCTGAGTAATTCCAAATATTAGAAGCCAATAAATTATCTATAGCTCTTTCAAGCGCTAATTGCTGATCAATACTTGCGTCTTCCATAGATTCGGAAAGCAAGTCTATTACGTTATTATAAGAGTCTATCTTTTTATCAATTAAAGCTTGTCTTTCTGCTATTCCATCAAAATAACCTCTAACACCACCCATAGCGCCACCTAATCCAACAGAAGACCAAAATATATCTCTAAGCTCTGGCCTGTCTTCTCCGAAAGGAGCTTCTTTTAACCACACACTCATAGGTTCATAATCCAATCCTTTTGCTTCTTGTATATTTTTATATTTAGCCCACTCCTGGTATACTTCTTGATAGGCTTCTGTAACTCCTTCAATACCAGCATAAGCCCCAACAGCAGTCAGATTTGGTTTATACCTTCTAATTACACTGCTTATCAATCCTTTTGCATTTTCTCCTATTGCTGTTTTTTGCACAGGATTTCTTAACACTCTGCCCATTATCCCTCTACCAGCTCCTCCAAATAAAATACCATATTGTAGTATGTCTACCCCCATCCATTTGGCATTATCTCTCATAACTCCAGCAGCTTGTTCTGCGGCTTCTTCTGGAGAAAACATTGGCTCTCCAGTTATTGGGTCTACTTCATTAGCCAACTCTTGATAAGCCTCACCAGCTAAGTAAGCCCCCTCAAATATATTAGCTGTAGCACCACCACCTATATATCCAGTAACATCTCTTAAAAGCTTAGTAGGTGCTATTCCTTTTTTTCCAGCATCTACTCCAAGATATCTCATAAGACCTGTTCCTTTCTTTCCTTTAAATGCTTTAGACCCAGCTCCTGTTAATTTTACTCCTTTATTCATTTGGCCTAAAACTTTTGTCCCTTGCATATATTTTAAAACTGTTGGGCCTAACCTGCCTAAAGCAAGTCCTGCTAATCTAGCGCCTCCAGCATAAGGGATTAAAAATGAAGCAGCATAAGGAACTAGTCTTGCTACTTTAGAAGACCAGAACTCACCCTTGAACATGTCGTCCCAAGTTACATCTTGCAAGTCTTCCGATAAAATTAAAGCATTTTCATTTTGATATTCTGTTCCAACTTTTTTAAGCCAGGATCCAACAGCTGTAGTTAACTCTCCTTCTCCTGGGGTAACAAGAGCTGAAATAAAATCTACAGTATCTCCAGTTCCAGAAACCAAGTCTCCCCATCCTGCTTTTAAGGCTCTAGCAGTTCTTTGTCCTGTAGACCCTATCATAGCATGAGGATCTGTAATAGCCTGATCGGATTGACTAAATCTATCCATTTCAGAAAACAATTCGTCTTGAGTTCTTTCGGCAGCCATACCTCCAGCTATACGATCAAGACGCACATCATCTATAGTGCTGGACTGTATTGAATTTTCTATTAACCCTCCTAATCCTTGTGGGGTTTCCGCCATTTTTTCTTCATATAAGCCTTTAATTTCTGATTCAGGAGATTGTGGTATTGGATCAGGTTTTGTTACTCCTCCCAACAATATATTAAGACTTGAAGTATAATCGTTCTCTGCCATTATCTATTTTGTTTGCCCATTATTGCTCTTGATAATTTTCTACTAGCAAAATATGTTTTTTCATCATAATTACTTCTACTATATTCTTGGTAATTTCCTGTTTTTATAGCTCTTAGCATAGCTTCAAAGGCTGGATTACCAGATATTAATCCTTCTGTTAATATTTTTGTGCTATACGCCATATATTGTCCAGGAGAATTTGCTATCATTTTTTTATTAACATCTGTTTCATTTGGTGTAAAATCATAAGGATATTCTCTTTCTTGCAGTGAATCTATATATAAATCCGACATTATTAAAGGAACCGCTTGCTGTACCTTAACAGACGGCACTTGCGACAATCCTAAGCTTACTGTTAATTTTTGATCATAACCAGATATTAATTCGTCTACACTTTCGGGATCTTTCATATTTAGCATTTTTGCTAATTTAGCATCAGCTGCTATTTGTTTTTTCTCTTTATATTTTCTATTAGCTTCTTTTTGCTCATACGTGGATGTTTGTTCTAAAACCTCATTTAGATTCTCTGGATTTATATTTTTATTAATCCTGTCTAATACCGCATAATCACCTAAATCTAATTCTTTATAATATACCTCGTCTTGTGTAAGAACATCATCATCAAACAATTCTGCTATTATAACTGGAGTGAATTCTATATTTTTATATTCTTTTTCTAGTTTTTTTCTATCATCTTCATTTGTAACGTCAGTTAGCAAGATGTGGTCTCCGTTTCTATCAATTCCTTTAAACCCGACAAAGTAGCCGTTTAATTTTAAATCCATTTCATCTTCTTCTCCCCATAACTCTCCCTTTCCTAACATATTCATAAACCATCCTGCGTCTGCATCTGTTTCGTCTAATGTTATTTTATGTCCTGTTTTATCATATAATCCAGCCATTTTCACATTATCAATCATTCTGTCTCCAGAATTATACTTAGGAACTCCGTCTTCACGATCTCCAAATACAGCTCTAGTTATTTGGTCCTCTATACCTTTATCAATAAATACACCTCCAGAGCTAACCATTTGCCTTCCTTTTGTAAGACCTCCATAAGCGTCATCTGAATAATCAAACGGTCTAGCATTAGGATCATAACCACCAAATCTTTGGAAGTTTTGCCCCAAACCAAGACTATTATAATATTTTTGGAATGTTTCTTTATTGTCTAAATTAAAATTACTAAAGTAATCTGACCCTGTAACAAGACCTGCGGCATCAGTGGCCTGTAACATATCTTTTATCTGGCTATGCGCATTAGTATCAATCTCTTTTGATCCAAACATAGCTTCGCCACCAAAAAAGCTTTCTCCAGCTTTAAGCCCTGGTGTTACTTGTAGTTCTTTAGAGAGCCATGCCTTCATCTGGCTTCTATCAAATGTAGTATTTGGATCGGCATTCATATCATTAATCATATCAGAACGAATTGCTAGTTCGTTATCATTAATTATATCGTCTAAATCTATTCGGTCAGATATATCCCTAGCTTTTATAGTTTCGTCTAAATAGTCTTTTCTAGCGCCATAAAATATAAAATTATCTGTTGTACCATCCAGAAACTGTTGATATCTTTCTTTGCTTCCCTCTGTTAGTAGTTTATCATTTCCATCCTTATCTAAAGCATAAGAATGAAACAACTCTAAAGATGCTTTATTTTTATTAACCCTTCTTGATATAGGGTTGTCTGTTAATTTAGCTCTGTATTCTGCTATTAAATAATCTAGATTTCCATATAGCCTGGCATTATCTATAGAGCCGTGTTGTCTTAACACTTCTTGTATGTCTCCCCATCCCGACATAGTGTTATGCCAATTCCTAAAATCATCTACATCTTTTTGTCTAGAAAAATTATTTTTTGTATATAAATCCTGTTGTGCTGCTTGCACAATAGTGTTAAGCTGTCCCTGATACTGTTCTTGTCTTTGTAATTGAGCTAATTCTTGATTACGTCTTTGTTGAGCAAGCTGCATTTCCTGCAATTGCATTTGCCGTCTATTTGCTTGTATTTGACCAGCTTGAGCCAAAGGCCCAGTTAATGCCTCAAAAAGTGTTGCATCCATATTTATTCTTCTTCTTGTGTTTGGTTATTTCCTCCTAAATTGCCTAATTGATCTTGATTTAATAAACCCATATTAACTAATGGATTATATAAGCTTGTTCCTCCTTGAGCAAATTGATTTGCTATAGAGCTAGAATTAGCATAATTACTCATAAGAGATGAAAAAGCTGCTGAAGTAAATCCAGCTGCCGCTTTCTTATCAGCTAACTGTCTTGCCATATCTTCAGCTCTTTGTTGTTCTGTTCTTTGTATATCAAAGTTTTCTTTAAAAAGCATCATTTTTTCATACTTATCCTGATTGGCAGCTTGTAGCTCTTCATCTTTTGCTGCGTAATCTAAAAGAGCAGCAGATCTTTGTGCGTCTAATACTCCTGACTGAGCCAAAAATCTAGCCCTTTGTCCTCCACTTCCTCTTACTGCATTCTCTAATCCTATTTGGTAGCTCTTATCTAATTCTTTTCTAAACTTTTTTGCCTGTTCTGGATGGAATCCTTTTTTAGCCAACTCTCTAGTTTGCCTTAAATGTTGCATAAACATAGGAGAAAGCTCTGGGCTTTTTTGAGGCTCTACTTCTTTCATTGCCGCCTCTAGTCCCTTTTTACCCATTATATATGAGATAATAGCCCCAGGACCTCCAATTTTATCTAAAAGAGCTCCAGCGCCTTGAAATACAGCGTCTGCAACTCCTGCTATTTTACCTGCGGTTGTTTGCTTTTGTTCTACACCCGTGTCATCTGCTAAAACTGGATCTGTCTTTTGTTCAGTAATTTTTACTTCTGGGTATTCTCCACCTATAGTGATTGGGTCTTCAGGGGTTGATATATCTGGATCTCCAAATCCTTGTAACGTTGTTCTGGTAGAAGCTAAATTTTTTAAGTCATCTGGACCAATAATATCAGCTCCTTTTGAGCTTTCTATAATTTTATTTGTAAAATCTGGATTGTCTTGAGACGCCTTTTCTATAGCTAAGATTAAATTTTTATGGTCTTGCAAATAAACAGGATTATCAAATACAGTTTTATAATTGTCTGTTTTTTCAAAAGTATAATTTCCTCCTTTTTCGTTAATCGTTCCTATATGAAGTTGATCCCCTGTGTTAGGATCTTTATATATAAGCTTATTGTTTTCAAGCTGAACAACCACCTGTCCTTCTTGATTTTTAAACTCAGTAAGGCCTTCTCCTATAGAGCCATCTAAAGTATAACCTCCTATAGTATTTAATTCTTCTTCGTTTAAAGAAGTTTGCCAATCAAGCAATTCTTGACTTTTTGACCCTCCTAAAGAACCATAATCCATTATAGATCTTTTTGTAACATTTCCATTTTTATCCACCCATAATGGATTTTGTTTTGCTATTTTACTATCAGCCCCTCCAATAATATCGTCTAATCCCATTTGTGCTGCTGCTGGATATGCAACAGTTATATATGGATCTTGACCTGCTGTGTGGTTTTCAGTAAAATACTGATCTACTAGATTTAATTGCTCTAAAGAAGACATTTCTTTAATGTCGTCTAACTTATATTGAACACCGTTTATTGTTTTATAATCTCTTGTTTTTGTCTTTCCCTCTTCTTCATATAAATCTCCATAAAACTGAATTAATCCTGTAGCCCCTCCTTTTTTATTTCTTGCTTTAGGGTCAAAATTAGATTCCTTTTGTATAACATTTAAAAGATCAGCACTTGTAAATCCATGTTTTTTAGCTATATCATCAACTTTAGCAAGAACGCCTTCTTCTGCTAAGAATTTTTTTTGATTGTCAAGGTTTTCAGTTTTTTCAATCTTTTGCTCTTCTTGTTCTACAATATTATAATCTTCTGCATTTAAACTTTCGTTATATTCATCTAGCGGTCTGTATTGGCCATCATCAAATACATATACGATATTAGTTTCATTGTTTTTATAAAAAGCGCCTTGTTTTGCTTGATCAGGAGTAGGAATGGTAGTTGATGTGTTTGGCTCTAATTTTATGGTAGGTTTATATCCTTTTACAGGCTTTATATACTCCTGTTCTGTAATTGGAACTTTTATATTTCCTACCTGCTCTCCCTTCCATTTAGGAGACGACATATTATAGAATGCTGGTTTTTCAGCCCCAGCGTCCTCTAAATAAAATATTTCTTTATTCTCACCTGCCAGAGCAGGGATTACATATCTATTATTTATCTCTTGATATACTGGATCATCTTTATCTACAGGTGTAGTTGACCCTGTTTGTGATGTAGAAAGACTTACGTTTAGCTTATAGTCTGATTTATCTTCATTCCATTTAACCCTAACATAGTAATATTTTTGTTTTTTGGTATGCCAAATATATCCTTTCCAGTCTTTGGCGTCTGGATATTTATATGTAGTTTTTTCTTCTGCCATTAAGCCATTCCGTTAGATTTCCACTTATTTATATTATTTTGTACCACCATTGCTATTTCTTTATCTGTCATTCCTTTTTTAAATTGATCTGTAGCATGATCATAAATACCAGCTCCTTTTTTAGCTTTAAAAGGAAGCATTCCTCCTCCTGCATATATATTGCCTTCAGAGTCTACGGGCATTGGATTTCCTTGATGAGTTTCAGGACCTGGAGTTACCTGCCCCTTGTCCATGGCTTTTTTAATATAAGAAGCCACTCTAGAATAATTTTTTTTTGCTAAAGCATTTTCTATTTTATCTTGATCATTTACCACTAATTCATTGCCTGTAAATTCAGCAATTATATCTCCCTTCATTTTCATTCCTTGATCAGCATAACTTCTGTCTATATAATGACCTCCATATTGATTATCATATTGGCCTTGTTTTTGTCTGTGTTGTTCTGCCATCCATTGAGATGTAAAATCTTCTCTACTTTCCTCAACTTGCTCTTGTCTTTTTTTAAATACATCTTGTTGCTTTTCTTCTATATCCGCATAAGCTTCTTCTCTCATCTTTTTAGCTTTTTTCCTTCCTCTTTTAGAAAGTAAATGTCCTAAAAGTAAACTACCAAAAAACAATCCTGGATGCATATTCATAATACTTGCGCCTGCAGCGCCTGTTCCGCCAGCTTGTGTTAGTGGTCCTATAAAATTAGCTGGGGCCGCTGCTGTTGTTAATTTTAGCATTGGAGCTAATGCTTGAGCTCCTAATACTGTACTACCAATAGTTCCTAGCCCCTCCATACGAGTCCAGTCATAAGGATTTGCATTTCTTGTAGCCCCATATAGCATAGCCGCAGGCCCTAAATTACCCAATGTTCCTGAAGCCCCTAGCTTTGTCCCTAATTTTTGTAAATAAGGGCTTATTGTTTTAGCGATACCTCCATACTGTAAAGCACTAGACCCTTTACTAAGTAAGTCTTCCGTTCCTGTTAACTGTTCTTCCATAGCGGTTACAGGATTTATCACATCTCTTCCTTCTCCAGTGTAAATATTTCTAGAAGATCTTGGAGTGTAAGCTCCAGACGAGTAAGGATTAACTGGAGCATAATCCATTTGAATGTTAGCTAAATTATTGGCTTTATTGGAAAGATTTTGATTTAATAAATTTCCATATAATTTAGTAGCATTTATTATGTCTGAATAACTCATAACTTTTTATTTTTAGTATGTTTTTCTATACTTTGCAAGTATTGCAAAGATATTAAATTTTTCTGTAGTTTTTGCTGTATATTTTATTTTTGCATAAGTTCCTCTTGTTCTATGTGTGCTTTTTTCTGTTCTTAAAGGAGTTCTTAATACTCCGTCTATATATTTATGCGCCTTTAAGCCTCCTATTTCTATCCAATCAACTTCAAATTTAGAAGAGTCATCTTTTGAAAGACGAACCCATATTTGCTCAATAATACAGTCGTCCCATCTGCCGTTAGCATCTCCAGCTCCAGACATGTCCCATTCAATAATTATAAATCCATCATCTATTTCTGATCCTGGCTCAGCTATTACTCTTGATCTTGCATTATTATTATTTAAAAATAAATAATCTCCTTGTTTTCTTCTTATAGGATCATATCCTTTCCATTGTATACGACCGTCCCATCCTACTCCTGCAACTAGTCTTTTAAGCCTCATCCTTATTATATTATTGTATTTTCCAGGAATACTCAAATGCTCTCCTTTTTCTGGGCTTAAAAACCATCCCGCCCCTGTATATTCTAAAGTTACAGAAGATCCCGTTAAAGATGTTTTTAAAAGATCTCCAACCTGCCATTGTCCAGCAGCTGCGCCAGAATTTCTTCTTCCGTGAGAGTTTCCTGTTCCAGCTGTAGGCGTGGAGTTAACATTTGTAGAATCCCACAACTTACATTCTCCTGACCACACCACAACCCCAGTACGTTCTTGAATTAAATTTACAACAGTATTATTCCAGTCTGAATTACCCAACATAGTATTCATTGTAGACTCATCAAAAAAGAAATATTTACCATCAAACATCGCGCCCCCTATATAATTAATACTTGTAACAGGAGTATTTAGGCCTGTATTTATAACAGGAGTAGCTGACATAGAATAATCATCAACATAATCTTCATAGAACTTCCATCCATCATGCGTTTCATTAAAATCCCATCTTCTATTTATTACCAATTGTTCTGTTTCGTCTATTAATTCTGTTTTATTATCTATCGTATTTTTTGTTTTTATAGTATCATGAGTGATGTCTGTAGTATAATCTATAAAGCTATATTCCACGTGCTTTGGAGTCATTACATTTTGTACGTTATCAAATATCTTACTGTTAGCTGCCTCAGAATTTATAATCTTTTCAACATAACTTTCTTCTGCTACATATTTATTTCCTGCATGCGTTGGCACTATAGGATGTATTTCAACATTACTACTGGTAGTTTCAACAGCTCCAGTTATAGGAGAGGTAAAGCTACTAAGCCTTTCATAAATATCATCTTTTTTTCCAAAGAAATTAGTTTTAATTTGCTCTTCATGTTTATCCCATATCCATAATCTTAAAGGGTTGCATCTTCTGTTTTTGAAAAAATAAGAATCATTACTTCCGTAAGCATAATAAGGCACATTAGTCCAGGTCCCAGAAAGCCCGTCATCTTGATCAAAATTAGATATTGAGTTAACATTAATCTCATTTTCTGGAGACAATATAAAAGATCCTTGTCCTCCCGCAAGCCATTGAGGCGGAGCCACACTATATTTAGAGGTAAAGGCGTTTATAGCCTCACTATAAACTAACGTTTCTGATATTCCTACTGGCTCTCCATCTAAAGCATTACCCATAGTGTGGTTGTCCCAAGGCCTTGCAAACACTTGTCTTTTTTTGTCTTTGCTAGCCCAAGCAGAATTATGAAAAGTAACTAATAATTCTTTATTTTTAAAATCATATATAGAAGTTATTCCTAAAAAGTTTAGCGGATTATCTGATAAATAATTTCTACTATCTGTTGGTTTTTCTATACTGTCTAGCATCCCCTGAAAATTTGGATGTGTAGTATGTCCGCTAACTGTACACGCCCTAAACGACCTTTGCTCCCATTCCTTAATTATGTATTTTAAATAATTTCTTTGGCCTAAAGCATCTCCTAAAGAAATAAGTTTTTCTGTATCATACTTAAATAGTCTGCCGAAATTACTATCAACAAAATATAGTGATTTTTCACTCATTGCTACGCTAAATCTATGTCTTGATCCATATTTAGTTGATATATAAATATGATTTTCTACTGTTTCTCCTGTGCCTGTAAATAATGAAGTTCCCGCGTCATCACTTAACATAGACATTGGATTTACAAGAAGCTTTGAAAAGGCGCTATCTTGTAATACATATATTTCATTTTTAAAGTTTATTATTCTATTAATCTCTCCATAAAGACCCTCCATATCATGAAATTGATTAATAGGAAATTGCCTAAAAGCGTCTGACTTTTGCCCTAGTATTTTTGTATTAGAATAAGCAATTTCATATGGCAAATTTAAACTATCCTCAAAAGTCTCTTCGTCAACTAGTAATCCAGATTTTATATTATTCTCTTGTGAATAAATACTATTATAAAGCCAATCATTGCTATAAGGAGCTTGGTTCATATCTTTTCCTACTACTGTATCACCCGCATTTAATGTTAATCCACTTCTCATATCTGTATTTACATAAGATTCTACAGGGAAAATTTGCCATCTAGCAGCAGATTTTTTCATATACGGAGCAGATGTTTTTTGATGAGAATATAGATTCACAAAAGTATCTCCGCCAAACACTTGAGATACATGGCCTTGAGTTACATTTGTAGAGTCTCCTACACGATGAAAATTACCACAAGGAATATATCTTGTTTTATCTATAGCTCCCTTGTTATACCCCCCATAAGGAACCACCTTTCTAACTATAGAACATAAAAATTTAAAAGGAACTTTATCTCCTCCAGCTGGTAGTGTTTGTTTTATTCCGTTTCCTGGGTTTTCATCTCCTATATTAGTATTAGCTATACCTCTTTGTGCGTTTGCGTTTAACCATCCCGACCTTAACGGATATTCACCAGCACTATTATAACCGCCAGCCACGTTACCTCCAGAATTGTTGCTATTGTCTACGCCCAGAAATTCTCCTTGCTCGCATAAAGCTGATATATTAAATGGGGCAAACCAAGCGCTATAATGTCTTTGAGGGCGGGTAGCGCTTTCTCCAAGCGCCTCAAAAAACGATGTATCAGGACCACTCTTTTTTACTACAGAACATCTATTATCTATTTCAATTAAAATACTTCTTAATCCCATTTGTAGAGTAGATACTGTGTCGTAATTATAATCTTCTTCTTTTATTGTTGTTTGCTGTCCATCGCTTGCCAACATGCCTTTATTTGCAGGAAGATCTTTTCTTACGGCACCAAAAGCAAAGTTTCTTGTAATAAGCGAATTGTAGGAGTTATTTACATATGTGCTTTGACCATCTGGGATATTAGCATGTTGATTTACAAAGCCCAAAGTGTTATTTGAAAATCCTGAAACCAGACTTTCTTTTACTTTACGAGATATCTTAAAAAATCCATTTGGAACTATTTCTCCATCAGAAATTTCTTTTGCGTTAGATATAGGCAGGGACCATCCGTAATTCCGATTAGGTCTAGTGTTAGAATCTCCCTGGGGGTTATTACAAAAAACCTTTCCGCCTTCTAATTCCCATCCCATACCCATATAAGGTTCATACGAATAATATTTTCCTATAAGAATACTATAATCTTTATCTATATTTTTTCTAGTACAAAAAGCCAAGCTTTTTTCCATGGTTTGATCAGTGCTAGTGGGCTTCCAGTTTTCATTTCCACTATTATAGTTCCAATGATGAGTTGTTTGCTCAGAAGTAGTTAAGTCTGATTGAGTTTTGTGCTGACAATGAGAGTAGAACGAAAAAGGATTATTACTCCCGCCAGGACGATTTTCATATCTAACCTCATCAGTTAATTTTAAAATATCATCTATTCTTAATATATCTCCTTCTCTAGATATGTATGGTCTTATTCCAAACGCACTATCAGGACTGTCTAAAGTAAAAACTGTGCCGCTAATGTGTTGGTGAACTTGCGCTAAATTACTTTCATTTAAAACGTTTGAGTCAAGGTGAGAAGCTCTGAATTGAGATAGCTTATCATAACTTCCAAAATAACCACTATGCCTAAAGTGATTTCCATATGTTCCAGGTCCTCCCGCACTAGTATTAAGACCTGTAAACCTAGCGTGTCTAGCCCCGCCTGAGTTATAATATTTAGCATCTTCTCTTTCTGGCCAGTAAAACACCGTTCCGTCTGTATTTCCTCCTGCGGTTACCTTACCGTCAGTTACGCTTGAATCATAAAAAGCCATATGGGAGGTTTCGGCTAAACCTAAATATCCATTCAAATAAACATTATATTCAGGTTGTTCTGTAAACGTTGGATTTGGACCTGAATTAGCGCCTCCATTATCTATATATTGATTAACAAAAACAGGATCATCTCCAAAAGCCTCATTGTCTTTTTGAGAAAATCTGGAAACTGAGTAGCCGTATTTTGGTCCTAATTTTGCATTTCCATATTGAGCCGTTTGATTTAATAATCCTTGTTGTATTATTCTTCTATCTTCTTCATTTCTTTGCGCTCTCACAACCCTAAATCCTGATATTTTTTTACAAACTTCATCTGGAATAAGGAATTCAAAATTAACGCATAAGTCAAATAAATAGTGAATATCATCGTGTAGACCATCAGCTCCTGCTCCTCCTGTATCGCCATCCATAGCTGGAACCGCTTTCACTTTTCCAGAATAAGCATTATCTTGAGTACCATCATTAGGAAGTGTCCCTCTTGGGTTTCCATCACTTTTTACATATGCACTTAAGTCTTTGTAAGAAGTAGAAATTCTACCAGAAAACCATTCTACATCTACTGGAGGAACAGTATGGCCATAAACAAATGATAATCTAAAATCTCCTATTTTTTCATGAGACACTATCTGTTTAGCGTCTACCAGGCTTATTGCTCCATCAGGGCTAACCGTACCGCTTGGCGTTGGCCTAAATGGCGTATAGCCTCCAGAACCTACATTAGCATCGTCTTTGATGTTAATCATTCTATTTAAATCGTGCTGATGAGGTGTTTCTATATCTCCAATCCACAATACATTACCAGGAGAACCATTTAAATCATATACCTGTACTCCAAATCTATAAACCTCCCCTCTTTGATATCCTCTTCTGTCTCCAGCTAAATGAGGGTCTTTTGATCCTCCTAAAGACATAGATGTTTTAAATACAGTATTGCCCGAAGGAGACGGGGCTGTTCCAAAAACAGTTGAATAATCAGTTTGCAATGTCTCTCCAGTACTCACCGAAGAGATATAAGGAGATGTAAATGCATTTTGAGAAGTATCTGCAATTTTTTCCTCTAATCCAAAAGACACACGACATCCGCCTAATCCATTGCTTGCATAATTAAAACTTTCTGCTCCTAAAGTCATTCTGTCAGAAAGATATTTATATAAAAAGAGTGTTTGATATTTTGCATGACCACCACTTGCTGCTCCTCTTTGGTTTTCTATAGCCGTTGTCCACATAGGAGTATTTATAGTTCCATCATAATTAAAATGATCTTCATTTGATGTGGCGGGATACATTCCGTTTGGATCTCCTAATAATTCTCCATATCCACAACGAAATCCGTGCTCATCCAAAACACCGTATTCGTATTGAGCGCTATTAATTTCTACAGGATCTCCGCTGGCATTTGCTTGATAATGTTTTATTGTAGGATCGTTAGTAGTTAACATTGCGTCTAATATAGAGCTGTTACCAGCTACTCTTCTATATCTTAAAACTTTTACATTCCATTCTTTTTCAGAAATAAAATTTCTTTTTTGTCTTAAATTAGCAGCAAACAATATATTGTCTTTGATTGCAATATCTTTACATACATCAAACGTATTAGATTCTATTAATATTTCTTCTAAACCATTTTCTACTTCGTTGTTCCAGCTTGTGTGCTGAAAAGAAACAAGGGCTCCGTCTACTTGATTTCTAGCAACAATAGAAACTCTTGGAGGTGAATTTTGAGAATCATAAAATAATGAATATAGCTCTACATGAGTGAAGTTTTGGTCTACATCTTCAATATTAATTTGAAATCCTTGTGTTCCTAAATTTCCTTTAGGTCCTCCCGCATACAAAGTAGAGTTTCCAAAAGATTGATCTGAAGTATGGTACATATTACTTAATGGAGAAAAATTAGATTCCCCTCCATTTTCATCAATATATTTATAAGTGTATTGATATACCCCCACAGGTAAAGAGCCAAAAATAGTAGTAGATAAAATAGGTTGTGCAGGATTCATTAGTGGAGTTATGTCCAAAGATGTTGTCTCTAAAAGATCTAATCTGTCTTGCTTTATATTTAAGGTTCTTAATGAATTTTTATTATCTGTCCAATAAATTCTAGATATTTTGTCATTCTCAACAATATGCTCCACTCTAACAGGAACATCTAAATCCATATTTAAATCAGGATATTGATTTCCAGATGCTCCATAACAAACCCTCATATCTGTAACTTGAGTGACCTTCATTTCATGGTCAAAATCAACCATTAAAAATATTGTTCTGTCTTTTTCTTCTACAAAAGGCGTTCCTCCCCCTCTATTATATTCAAATCTTCCAACTATTATTAATAACATTTGGTTAGCATAAGACACATGTCCTACAATAGAGCATCTATTAGATAGCTCTTGATTAGTCAAAAGGGCGATATCATCTTCTGGCCCTCTATCATAAAATGTTGGATATGAGGCATTCGTTTGATATTGGTCGGGAAGAGTATCAATATGATAAGTGGCTAAATCAACAAACAAACTATTACCTTCTATGTTTTCTACAGTAAATGTATCTCCTTCTGAATTTGTTAACCTAATATTTTTAGCATCTGAATAACTACCTTGTAGTTGAAAATGCGGATCAAGATCACTTACCATTCCATGAGTGAAACTTTCTGGTTTTGAAACCCCTTTTTTAGCTGAAGATTGTTTTCTTTCTTTATTTTTTTTAGCCATTCTAGAAATCTATTAAACTACTTCTATCATTTGTTATAGGAATTAATGTATTCCACATATTTCCAATTTGTTTTAGCTCTTCTGATGTAGGCATGCTGTCATCTCCTCTTGCCTTACCACACAACACATACCATCTTTTTTCTAATTCTTTTGTAATATACTGAGGCAATTTACCATTATAAAACTCTATTAACTTCATTTGCCACATTATATATTGAGCTACAGCTGTTTCATGCCCTTCTTTTATCATAGGCCATCCCCTTACATCTGTAGGATAAGCCAAATATACAATTGTTATTTCATCTAAACTATCATGCTGTATGTTTAATCTATTTCCTTCTAAATAATATCTAAACGCTCTTTGTTGAGAATCGTCTATCTCTTTACCTACCCTGCCTCTATGCACCGCTGAGGTTTTTTTAATAGAGGCGTGTTCATAAGTAGAGTCATCAGTACCCACTCTAACGCCCAACAATTTAACAGTATTTTCTGGCAATACTATTTGTTGGTTTCTGTATATTCCTTTTCCTCCTGTTAATGTCAATCCGCTTACTTTAGCATTTGAATTATCGGAAGACAGTGTGTAATTATTGCCTTGCGCACCTATCTCTTTTGCTGTAATTGTTAATGTATTTGAAGCAATATCTGTAACATCTTTTAATCTAACCGCATCAATAATAATCTTATCATCATCATTAAAAGTATAAATTCTTATTTCTATACCTCCTGTTCCGTCAGAAACAAAAGTAGAACTTATAACACCGTTATACCCGTGGGTTATTACAAAATTTCCATCCTCATCTTTCATTTCATTTCCTGGAGCTCCAATATATAAACTATCTGAAAAATTATATATTTTTATACCTGAACCAACCGATAGAACATTTTGAGTGGTTCTAAAAGACAATTCATAAGTTCTTCCAGCCGTTAGTGTTTCTGATTGTATAAGCCTAGAATATCCGTCTGTGGCTCCGTCTTGCTCAACAGTAAAAACTCCTCCGCTTATAGTTCCTGTTGTGTCACTATCATTAATAACAGTCCAGTCGCTTGAAGATGAAAAAGTACCATTTTCAATAAGATTTTCAGCAACAGCATAATTAGCAATATTTAAAGATTCTGGATAATTATAGATTGCTGATTTAAGATATTTCCCCTCTTTTTCTTTAGGAAAAATAAACCCCGTTAAACTTTGTATCAAACCATATTGCGCTAGTGAATTATCTAAAGTCTCGGATAAACTATTTCCTATCTCAACTTCATTAGGAGATTTTGCTTTGCCTAAATCTGAAGAATTTCTAAAATATAATTTTGTTCCATTTAAACTTATAGAGTCTCCAGAGCTTGGATTAGATGCAAAAACTATAGATCCTGTGGCTTTTGATCCAGAAGCATTATATGTAGCTTCTTTTTGAACAAAAGTATCCCTGCTTCCTATAAGCTTTTCCGCTTCATAAGCCCACTCTATCCAATTATTTGTATATCTAGAAAAATCTTTTAAACCTAGATTTCTAGCCACAGTTGTAAAAACTCTATCTATATGTATATGCATAATTTATTATTTTATACAGAAGCTATAAATACTTCTAATTGATGATTAGCAACACCCTTTACCTTTAATGCTGTTGCATTATCTAATGTTGTTCCGCCATTACCCCCTTCTACAGTTGTTCCTGTATACATAATGCTAGTATTTGGAGCAACAGATGTATAAGCGGCATCAGACGCCTCATCGTCTAAACCAACCTGTAGAGCATCTGTACCGTCTAAATTAGTTACTCTTATATATCTTACGTCTGCTCTCACAAAGGCGCCATCTGCCGTATCACTTCCAAAAGTAGCAACCTCAGTCAAATTTGTATTTGCTAATTTTATAATTCTTTTTGAAGTATTAATAATACTCCCAAAAGTATGTGTATAAGTTTGAGCAAAATCTAAACTATCTGAAGATCCATTATCGTGACCTATAGCTAAGGCTTCTGTTATTGTTACCGTAAGGGTGGCCGCATTTAAATCAGTATCTGCCATAATTTTTAATTTTTATTTATTATTTCTTTTAAATACCTTAAAGGCATTATTTTACAACTTCTATATTTTGTTGGTCTAACCCAAACTAATTTTTTATAATAATCATTTAATATAGGAACTCTATATTTAACAATTTTACCCGCTTCTTTAGTGGCTTTATTATCAACTCTAACATGAAACGCTCTTTTATGAGGCTTCTCATCTACATAAACATAGCCCATGTTATTTGGAAGAAACACTTGATGATTTCTTTCAGAAGCATCTCTTATGAGTATTTCAAAAAACCTTTTAATTATACTATAATATATTTTATAATTTATATTTTTATAAAATACACTTTTAATATTTTTATAAATATCTTTTAAAGATATATATTTATCTTTGTGCTTGTGCCCCACGTCTTTTTATATTATCATCTATCCCATCAGTTACTTCGTCTGCTTGGGTTTTTAATTCTGTTTGCATTTCTATTTGTATAACTCTTTGTATTAAATCGCTTACATATTCCATAGGGATTGGATAAGGATTTTCTGAATCATCCCATTTAATTCTTTTTATTTCGGATAAACTAACATCTACAGCTAGATTTTGAAGAGCAATGTTTCTAATGTCTTCAAGGGACCACATTGTGTCAATATCAGTTGGATTTTCTAAAATTGCACTAACCTTACCCATATATTTCCAATATACATTATATTCGCCAGGAGAATTTAGTCCCCCATGATAATTAGGAGTTACTTGTAGTTGCTCTAAAGATAATACACATTTATTAGAAGTGTCAAAAATTTTAGGCTCCAAAGTTACAGGGTTTGCAGTAGTAGTGACAATTCTTGTACTGTCTGTCATTACTTCTTGAGTGTAATAAGGATGTTTTCTATTTGTAAATTTATTATATTTATCATAATCATTAAACTCTTTACGATATAATGATATAAAGTTTGTTTTATATGCCGTATCAGTATCTCCATCTGTAATGTCAGTTCTATGCATACCTCTTGTAATCCTAACATCTTTTATTCCTGCATCATTTTTTAACTGTAAGGGTCTTGGTATAAAAAACTTATGATTCCCAAAATTTCTAAAATCACCTTTATTTTGCGAAGAGGTAGTGTTTTCTCCATACCAATCATTTATATGAGAGAAGCCGTTATCAGGATAGCCTGGATTATCAGGATTAGATATTATAGATTCTGCCAGCCATTCTCCATAAAGATAGAGTGTGCTTCTCGGATGTTTTCCCACAAAAGATCCGAAGGCAGAGGTGCTTAGCACTCTATACATTTCAGTGGTAGCGCCACCAATAAATTTTAACCAATATTGAGCAATATTTTTATTAACTGAATTTGCCACTGTTAAATCCATATTTTGATAAAGAGACTCGTTATTAGTAATGCCTTTATCAATATTATCTGCAATTAATTTTGCCCTATGATAATGTATCCAATGTTTTATTTGAGATGTGGTAATATTGTTTTCTGAAGAATTTTTACCTCCATACGCAAGGTTTTTAATATTATATGCTATTTCATTTAATGTAATCATTAGGCGCAATTTAGGTAGTTACAAAATTAGTTAATTTTTCTTTATAAAACAAAAATAGGCCTCAACTATTTCTAGTATCAACCTATTCTTGCAGCAGGGAGCAAAAGAACTCTCTTTAAATATCATTTATTAGGACGGTGGAGTCATAAGACCCACATCAACTTGCGTCATTCTTTTTACGGCCATTTGAATTATTTGCTTTTGATGGTGCTCTGAAAAAGAAAGCTTATTATAAAACGTATCGTCAATATCTTCAAAAGCCTCTTCCAAGGTAGGAAGCGTTATGGCTCTTATTCGCACCTCACAAATAGACTGCTTGTTATTATTAAATACAATCATGTTTTCTTCGTAAGCCCAGCGTATTTCATCTTTATTTCCAGAAGAGTTAAACGGATCGTTGTCGTCTTCATAAAACTCTCTAATTGAAACATTTTTAACTGGCTTTAAAGGATATCTTGCAACATCGTTGCTATCTAAACTGCCATAAACACCCGCTGGATATCCTACATACGTTTCTAATATCTCGTCTAAATTCCAAGTACCAGCAGAAATTTGCAAAACATATAAATGTTGTTTAGGTAATTTATAATATAAATATTTAGCATACCCAGCCTTATTCTGAAAGTTGTTAGGATATTTATTTGAAAGCATAGGATATGTTTTGCCGCCATTAGTGCCCTGATAAGTATGAGCTTTTAATTCAACATTAGTCATGTTAAACTTACGCTCATCTATACATCCAGCCAAGGCTCTTCTAGAGTCCTCATCAGCAGTCATCTTTTGATAATGCATATTAACAAAATCAGAGATAGATAAATTTAAAAATTTATTTTTCTCTGTAGTCGTAAAATAAGGCTGATCTGCTTTATCTAAAAGCAAATCTATTAAATCGTATGCCTCACTTAAATTCATATATTATTTACGATTTTTTATTACCAAACCAACCTTTTTGTTTAGGCGCTTCATTTTCTAATTGATTAATAGTGCTAGTAGACATAGTTTGTGGTTGAGACGCTTCTTCAACCATCACCTCTTCTACTACAGGAGCCTCTTCTACAGCTGGCTGACCAGTTCTTAACTGTCTTCTTAATAAAGCATAGATGTCAGCATTTTCTTTTAACCAAACAATTGCTTGTTCGTCAGCTAGTCCTATATTAAGCGAACCATGCTTCCAAACACCATTAACATTTGTTAATACTTTTTTAGCTAATGCTTTCTTTAAAAATATTCTATACTCTTGATCTATATCATTTATAAGTGATAAAAATTTATCTGGAGAACTATTGGCAAATTGAATAATTTTAGCTTTTAACATAGTGTCTTCTATATCAGAATCCATACCCATTAATATAGCTAGATCTTTCATAGCATTCATAGTTAATTCTGTAGCTTTAGTAATTGCCTCCGCACTCTTTAAAGCTCCTTCAGCATTCTTTTCATCATTAGCTCTTAAGTCTTCTATTTCAAATTTCCCCATTAATAATGGATGTCCTTTTAAAAACTCATAAACTCTTTTGTCTTGTTTTTGATTAATATCCAAAGACACAACAGCATGAACCATTTCATAGCCATCAGTCATTTGATCATTAATATCTACTAGATTTACATTTCTTCCTTGCCTGTCTTTATAATTACCAAATTTACAGTAATTAAATTTATCAGGTCTTTTTGATTTGATTAATACAATGTGTTTTTTCATTTTCTTTCTTTTTAGTTAATACTCCCTGTTATTTATTATGTACTTCTCCTCCTTTTCTTTCTTTTATTATATTGCCATTTTCTATCCAAGTTTTATTAGCAGATTCCTTTTTCCATTTAAATCCAGACCTTCCGCCTATTGAAAAAACTTGTTTAGTTGGCTCTTTTAACAACTCGTCTTCTTTTAACTCTATTACTTTCCCGTCTCTTACTACTAATCTTGTTCTCATTTTACAAAGATAAGAATTTTGGGGGAACCGAAGCTCCCCCGAAACTCAAATTTACATATTACAGATTATCCTGCAAAAGTAATAGAACCTACAGCGTTTTGGTGTACATAGCAAAACCAGTACGTACCATCAGCTATCCATTCAATTCTTTCTCCTCCTATTGAAGCCGCTTCTACAGTTACGGTATCAGCAAGTAAATTACTTGCACCATCTGCACCTGAATCAGCAGAACTCATAGCCACTATTGTATCAGCAGTAGGAGAGCTAATAACTATATCACCAGAACCTGATGGAGTTGCCGCTACTATCATAGTTAAGTGGCCCCCTTCTGTTGGTGGCGGTAAAGTAATAGCTGAGTCAGAACTTCCTGATTGAGTTAGGAAAATTACCTTTCCAAAGTCATCATCTAATAATACTGTAGTCGCATCTGTACCAGCAATTCTCATTGTTGGTGGACAGTATTGTAATTTTGGAAGGTGTTTTACTTCGCTTCCAGCAGCATCTGTAGTTTTTACAAAACCTAAGATAGCTGTTCTTAATCTGTTAAAATCAAATTTTATTGCCATTTTTTTATTTGTTTTACGGTATTTGGGGGGTTTTAATTTTTAACCCCCCTTCTACCAAGTTATTTACTAAGGTATCCCAGCTAAGCAAAATCTTCTGGGTATACCAATTAATTAATTATTACGATCCAGGTGTAATAGTACCTAGCGCAGTAATATCTGCATGACAATATTGTGATTTAACATCATCAGCAATTGTTATTACAGACTTATTACCTTCAGCGCATAAACGAGCAATCTCTTTTACAACGTCATCTTCTTTACCATCAGTAACAGTCATTTCTGCAACACCAATAACACCACCAGCGGCACCAGCATTTTCAAAACTAACATGTACAGAGCCATCACCATCATTCTCAATACTTCTAATTTGAGAAACAGCTACAGCCATACAGTCGTTATCTCCAGTTTGAAAGAAGAAAAATCTATTTTTATTCATTTTTTCTAAATTTTTAAAGGTTAATAATTACGATGCACTTAAGATACCACAAGACAATGGGTTTCTAACAACGATTCCAGTTTCTGAAAGCACGTGGCATTCAAATTTGTCATCAGCGTTAGCAGCCAACATTGCTTTCTGGTCATAAGGATTCACCATTCCAGCTACGTACTTCTTGATCATACTTCTGTTAACTCCTTCAGCTCCTTTAGTAACTAACTCAACGTTAGAAATTCCAGAAGTTTTTCCGAAGTCCATAAATACCATCTTCGCAGACTCTTTTAATCTGTTGTCACCAAATGAATTAGTTCCACCAGCAGTAGAGTGTAAATTAGGATCGTCAAATACAGGACAGTGAGCAACAGTAATTTTGTTACCAAGCGCACTATAAGAAACGAAATTAGCACCTAAGCTAACATCACCACTTGTACCTTTCATTGTACCACCAGCCATTGCACCAGCAGGAGCAACGATAAGATCTTTCATAGCTCTGTGAAAAGCAAGACGACCTTCAGTTCCAGTAAATACAACCCACTCATTACCTTCAGCAGAAGTTGCGTTTAATGAAATCTTAGCGATAAACTCAGTAATGATATCTTCAGTTAAAGACCCCATTGAATAAGAGGCTTGATTAGAAGAATCAATTTGAGCTAATAAACCGTCTCCAGTTACCACTGAAGTCCCCATAGCACCAGAAGTACCAAGTACAGATGAAGTATAAGCTCCTGGTCTTTGTACTGTAGTATCAGTAACTGATTTTCTACCATACCATCTTTGAAGCTCTTGTTGATACATAAACTCATCCATCATTTGTTGCTCTCTAGTAAAGTACCAAAGTTTTGAACCATTATTTTCAATCCAAGTTACATCAGTAAGGTCTTTACCAGTTACAGAACACTTCTTACGCATTGTAGTCAGCCAGTTTTGATGAGTTGATGGATATACCCAATTCTCACCTACATCAGCACCGTCAGACCCATTAGGGAATGCAGAACCAATAGAAGCGATAATAGCCTCATCAGCCACATCAGTTGTTTGTACAGCTTGAGCAGTAGCATCTATAATTTCAAATTTTACAATTCTATCAGTAGAAGCGCCTTGACCTGAATCATTAGATCTTGGGTCTTCAATTACAATTGCAGTAGCTCCAGATTGGAATCTTACCATATCCCATTTATTTAGGAAATCAGGAGTTCTTGTTGGAGAACCGCCTGTTCCGTCCATAAGGATTTCAAATACATCATCATTCGCATCAGCAGCTGTCCAGGCTCCAGATGAACCAGTTGGTGAATTAGTCCAAGAAGTATCAGCAGATACACCTTTAACATAACCAGTAGAATATGATGGAGCATTGTATCTACCCATCACTTTCCATTCAAAAGAGTTGTCACCCAACACTTTTTCAGCTGCATAACGACCTGTTCTTTCTAACAAGTAAGTTGCAGCATAACGAGGATACTGTTGAATAAGAGTTCTAGCAATCTCTGGGTATTGCATTAGAGCTGTATTCAAAGCATTCTCGGCAGTTGTCCCAGCACCATAAGTACCAGTATATAATTTTGCCATTTTTTTTAAATTTATTAATTAAACATTATTTTACTTTTGTTCAATTAACTTTCAACTATGAGCAGACTTTGTCTTACTTTTTAAGCTTACTCGCTCATGAACGCTTTAGGATCAAACTTGCCTGACTTCACTTTGAAGTTAGACTTGCTTTTTCCTGAGTTAAGGTTTGGCGAGACTATGCTATCCATGATAGCGGCTTTGCCGTCTTCTAAACCTTGAGAACGAAGAATCTTTTCAATCTGCTTACGATAGAGCATAAACATAGCAACATCAGCAACATTGGCATGATTAGCATATATTTCTTTCATCATATCGCCTGTAGCATATCTATAGACCTCTTCTTTCTGTTTTTTTGTTACCTTCCCTCCCATGAACTCATTCATGTTCTTGATTTGATTTTTTAACTCTTTCTTTGCGTTCTCTGCTTGTTCTTTTCTTTTTTGATTTTCTTGTGCAGCTTTATTCTTAGCTTGAGCGGTTTGTTGGTCAATAGCATTATTAATCACCCTTCTAATACTTTTAGCTTTCATTTTCATCATTCCAGAGTCCTCTAGTTTATCTAAAGACTCTTCTATTTCGGAGTCTTCAATACCGTCAGCCTTTAATTCTTCAGCTACTAAATCTCTATCTGAAAAATTTAAGTAAGATCTAAGCTCTGTTACTTGATCATTAACTGGAGCTTGTTGTTGTTGTGCTTGTTGTTGCAAAGAATTTATTGCATTAACAAACTCATCTTTAGAAGTTATTTCAATTCCTAATTCTTTACCAACTCTAGACCAATTTAATGCCTCTTCAGCAGTTGGAGCTTCTTCAGTTTTTTCAGCTGAAGTTCCTTCCCAGTCATACTCCTCTTCGCCTTTTTCTTTTGCTTCTTCTTTTGTAGAATCCCAAGACCACCCTTCTTCTTCTGTTTCTTCGGTTGTCTCTTCTTTACTTTCTGCGGCCTCCGTGCTTTCTGCCTCTTCTGTTTCTTCTGTTTCTTTTTCCTCTTCTGCATTGTAAGGTTGATCTGAATTAAATGCTAGCGGATTAAACTTATCGTTACTTTCTTTAGTTTCTGTCGTATTATCTACAACTTCTTCTACTAATTTTGATTCTTCTGACATTTTTATTTTATTTAGTTAATACTCCCAATTTGCAAATATACAAAATATTTGTTATATTTTCTCAGCGGCTCTTTTCAGGTCATCAGCTGTTGTTTTTGATCCAGAAGACCTAAGCCTTTCTTCTCCAGCTCTTTTGTCTTCTTTATCATCATCTTCTTCTTTATTTTTTCTCTCTATATAATAATCAACAGCTTTTTTATCCATCTCATTTTTTTCTTTAGTATCGTGAATATCTCTATCAACATCAGCTTGAATTTCTGCCACCTTAAGTCTAGACTCGGCACCAATTTTAGCAACCTCTAATTTAGCCTCATTATCCATTTGCTTAAGCTGTGCTTCAGCTTGGAATTTAGCTTGTTCAGCTTCAGCAGCAGCTTGTTGAGCTTGTTGCTGTTGTTCCATTGCTTGCTGTTGTTGTTTTTGCATTTCAGTCATAGCTTGTTCTAACACTTTTTCAGCTTCTGTCATTGTATCAGCTCTTAATACTTTAATAACGCCTAACATATCAATAGTACCAGCTTGTAATGCAGATTGTGCTAATTGTTGTACAACTTGCTTCATAGAATCATCTTTACCGCTATCACCAACATATATTCCGTAGTCTTGAAGAGCTATATTTGGCATAACATTTAAAAACTTATAAGCGCCATCACCCAATATCATTCCAGCTTTTTTCCCTCCTGCCCAAGCAACCTTCATTAAATTACACAATCTCTCTAATATTCTTTGCTTGCATTCTGCGTGAGAATAAAACCAACTTTCTGTAATAGTTGCAGACTGCACAACACTTCTTTGTACATTACCAACATACTCATATTGATCTACAGCCCCTTCTCTTTGTCTAGTAACACCAGAAATCTGACCAGCCATTTCTTCAAGCATAACTTTAAGATTAATTAATTGCTGAACAGACTGAGACAAAGTAAAATCAACTTGCTGAAATTGATTAAACGTTTGCATTTGATTTCCTTCATCTTTAGAATTAATAGGAATAATACCATCTGTCTTTAAGTGATATAGCACCTGTTGTATATCCATACCAACATTAGTAGGTAATTGAGAAACATCATATACCACCGCTTTACCTCCTGAACGAGCCATAGCAAGTTCTATTTGATAAACTACAATATTGTATAACATTTGTATATTATCAAGCATATCCACTAAAGAATTACTTTCTCCTGTGGTATTTCCTTTTATACAGCCAACATAAGAAAGTGGAGTTTTTCCTGGATCATCTACACTTCTAACTTGATTATCTCTTCTTCTTGCATTCACTAATATTTTTCCACCTATTAGTGTTGCTTCCCAAATATCATCCACCCATTTAGTTTCTATTTTTTCTCCTTTTCTTTTTCTATATGTATCTGAAACTAATTTTCTAAAAGGTCTAGACGGATCATACTTATTGTCTGATAATTTAAATTTAAGTGCACGTAATGATTTCCATTCAGCACTTACCACACGAATCCTAGCCTCTCTTCCATGAGCAACGTCCACCCATTCAAAACTACTATTATAGTTTGATAAGTCTCCGCCTAAATATAAATTTCTCATTTTATCTAACTCTAATAAATCGTCTGTAGATAAACTATCTTTATATTCATCATTAATTTCGTTAATAGAAAGCCATCTTTCTTCTCCCACCCATCCTGCATCATCTAAAAAGTCCGAATGAAAAGAATCATCAAATACTATATTTCTTGGGTCCACTCTTCTTGCGTAAGGGTCTCCATTTTTTATACTAACTTTATAAAACTCTTTACCTGTTACAAGCAGATCTCTAAAACCTTCTTTAAACACGTCTTTAAGATTATATCTATTAACAACATACTCTAATCCATCTTGAGCTGTTTCTTCTATCATTTCACGATAGTTATATTTCATATACGTTTCAATATCTTCAGGAACGGGCATTCCCTGGCCTTCATTTAAAACATCAACATTCATTTTTTCCTTCATCTCTTTATGAAGATCGCCCAAAAGCTCTCTCATCATTAAAGCTACTTTATGATCATGCTTTCTAATAACAGCAGCTTTATTTACTGTAGTAACTTTCATGTCAATAGGTCTTCTCAATTCTTCTCCAAGTAATAAATCAATTTTAGGGGTTATAATAGGATAGTTAACTAATCTTGCTGGATATGTTAAACCATATTGTTCTGTAATATAAGAATAGTCTCCCTGACTTAATACGCCATTATATATTTGATAATTTCTAATATCCTTCACTCTTGCAGAATGATGAGAGCCTCCCTCAGACCCCATATAACTTGTTATAGCGTTTAAAACTTGTCTACACCAATCTTTATTTTTTTTCTTTTCAGAAACCACCATTGAAGGCATTGATTTGTACCTATTTTCCATAATCTTAATTTATTTGCATGGGAACACCATTGTAGCCCATTTTATAATATTTAAATCCTATATCTTTTACTTCGGCTTCTTTTTCGCTAGCCTGTATTCTATAATTATCTATATTATGAATTAAACAAAGACCAAACGCCATAGCGCGGTCCGTATTTTGTAATCCATAATTAGCAAGCTCATCTATTAGGTCTATAAACCATATATCCTCTACGCTTTCTCTCAAATAATCATCTATCAAATCTTCTAATAGAGCCTTTACTTGCTTGTTCATGTGCACACCATATCTATTTCTAGTTTTCGTACCAGGGTTGTGTGCCGACTCTGGTTTTTCTTTTAAATATTTTAAAGCATTCATACGCTTAAAATAATCTAAAATACCTATTTTTGTATATTCTACCAACATCTTTGCGTTGTAATATACTGCAAGTTTTAAACAACCATCCCAAAAATCTTCTTTTTTTCTAGGACGATCTGTATACTCAGCAACCACGTAATCGCTTGACATATTAGTATTTGCAAATCTACGATAAATTATCGCACTACCCAAAGAATCTGACGCTCCAGCTTCATCTTGGTCATAAGAATCAATGCCTCCTATGTCTAAATTCTTATATTCTGGCTCAGGATGAGTGAGTATTTTGTAAGGACCATTTGGATGAGGCCTCCATTTTACAGTAGGATCTGACTCTCCTAACTCCCAATCTAAGTACCCTCTTTGTATTTGACTTCTATGGTCTTTACTTGATAATATTCTAGATCTTTGTGCGTTTAATAAGGCAATATCAAATCTTGCTGAATGCGTATTTAAGAAAGCTTCTTCTATAGTTAAAGGATAGTTTTGTATATGTAGATTATAAGCCTCGTTATCTCCAGACTTTTGTATATCTTCTCTATCGGCTATAAGTTTTTCTCTAGCCCCTTTCTCGTCTTCTTCTCCAGACTGTATATTAAAGAATCCGTAATACGCTTTTGAAGCTGGAATAAATACAGGAATCAAATTATAGGCGTCATGACTATAATACATATCCATAAAATCTTTTGAGGCCTTAGATATATCTCCTCCTGTTCCTCCAACAATAGGCACTCCAAACTGTATATCTCCATCCATAAAGCACGCTTTAGATGACATATATGCATTCTTAAGTTTTTTAAACTCCCCTGCTTCTTCAAACACCATAAGAGAAACCCTTTCTCCTTTAAATACCTCTGGATTATCCATCGTTCTACAAATTATAGTAGATTGATATCCGCCTATCTCCCACTTGCCATCTTTATTTTTTTGTTTATACCCAGATCTCATTATACCATCAGTGTCCTTAAGAACAGAGTGTTTAAAATTGGGGTGTATACCATTAAGTCCTTTTCTGGTTTTATCAAAGAATGCATCGGCTGTAGCTTGCAGTCCTGCTGCCACGCCCACATCATTAAAAGGGAAAAATGTATATTCATGAGCAACTGCTCCAGAATTCATATAAGAGAATCCTTTATCTCTGGCTTTAATAACAATCATGCCTTTACCCTCTTCTTTGCAAAGCTCTATAGTATCAAAATACTCGTGATCCATAGTTCTATACCAAGGATGTATTAAAGTCTTACGATTTCCAGAAGTTCCATCGTTACCAAGTATCATATAATAATTTAAATAAAAATAATACTTACCAGATATTTTTTTCATACCTTTAGGCTTAAACCCATGAAGGCATCTATCCGTTTCTTTTGCCCAATATTCTTCATAAGCAACAGAATCAGGATTTAGATCTGGATGTCCGTTATTAGGAATTGGGCGATATTTTTGAGGATCAAATTTAATCTTACCCATACTTTATTTTTTTTACTTTTCCTAACCCAAAAATACCAGCATTCTCTTCTTTTTTTGCTAACTTTGCATGATATCTATCTCTTAAATCTACGCCATGTAGTTTTTGAGCTAAATCATTATATTGATTGGCTTTTTCCATATTGACTTTCTTATAATGCTTTTTATAAGAATTATATAAATATTGTAAATCGTATTTCTTTTTTTCAGCCATTACATTTCTTTAATCTCCTTTCTTCTCTCTAAAAAGGACAGTCCTTTGTCTCCAGCAATCTTTTGTCTTTCTCCACGTCTATCAATAGCATCTAAAAGAGACTGCCTTGTTTTTAATATCTTTTCCACCCCTATCATAAGTTTTTGTAGTAGCTCGGCATTCTCTTCATCAAGATGCATACTATCAATGAGAGCAGTAAACTGATTAATCTTTTTATTAAAAGCTATAAGCTGTTCATCTAACGGATCAAATTGCAATTCATTATATTTATCACAAGCAGCTTTTAATGTAGCGTCTTTAGTTCCGCTCCAATTATAAGTATCATATAAATCTTTTGACACGGCCTTTAGTCTTTCATTCTCACTATAATGTCTATATGGGCTTTCGTAGTCATAGACTAACGCAACCCATTTGAGGGCCGTAGGCCCGAATTTTTCTTTCTTAATGAGTGTAAGAAATTCAGGAACTGCCGCTACTCCATCGTCATCTTTAAATATGTCTCCCTTTCTGTTTAATTTAAGTAAATACATTATTTTGTATATTCAAGTTTTACTTTAAATATATACCTTAGTTCGCTTAACCCTTCAGTGTTAAAGTCGTTTATTATTGTTTGAACATAATAATGAGGATTGGGCTCAAGGTGCCAACTAGTGTTTATCACTTTAAAGCCATATTTTTTTGCTCTTTTTTTAATAACAGGCTCATCGTCCATTAATCCTCCCAAATCTTCATATACCTTTTCAAGATAATAATAATCATCTTTATGGTATATTTTTCCTATATTTTCATCTAGTTCTTTCATGCTATATATGGGTTTTTAACTCCTCCTTCATCAAATCGTTTAATAGGCTGGAATTCAGTTTTAATAGGCTCAAGTATTTGGGTTCCTCTTTTACCACGATATAAACCAGGCACATTGTAGTGTTCAACTGGCAAATATTGTTTCAAATCCATATCAAATATAGATTTAAAATCATAAGGCACTTCTCCTTTGTTAAGACCCCAAAAAGCATCATCACTATATAAAAGAGTTTCCTCTGGAGACTTTACAAGGCTGCTCTGAGAATATGGTGCTCCGCTATAAGCTTTGTATGCATCATCCTGTATATTTGTTCCGAATTTAAATCCTTGAGGTTCTTTGGTAAGCCAGTCCTCCCACGTTCCTTTTGAAAAATCAGGCTTAGGTCCGTGAGGTCTTAATTTAGTTATATAGTCACCATATTTAGACTGACTTATTATACCAGCATCTGTCTGTCCTTTCTTTGGTATTGTATTTAACCAGTCTATCTCATCAGTGACATCATATGGATTTAAACTAGCTCTTGATCCAGTGCCCGTCCCTTTAAGCGGAACATGACTTGACATATATTGTGCAACAGCAGTCGGATTATTTATATCTACACCCGCTTTTTTTAAGGCATTTGCTGTCGCTGGATTTGCTAATCCTCCCTTAACATCAACAGCTCTATATACCATTTGATTTTCTTTTACAGTACGCTGAACAACACTGTTTAATAGATTAGGATTATTGCTTAAAATATCTACCTGATTATTATTTAGCTTTCCAAGGGTGGAGTTAAAATAGCCATCGTCACTATATTTTTTGATAATCTTTTTAATTTCTGTATTAGATTTACCTGCTGTATTTTTAGTAAAAGTATTTGTAGCTTTAGTTGAGTTTGATAAATACGGAGCGTTTACTATATTTTTTGATGAGGTTTTAAATGTTTTAGACAATGCTGCACGACCCAGTCCAATTCCGCCAGCAATATTTGCAGGATCTCCAAGCACATCCATCCAAAAATCTTTTGTTTTATCTCCAGTGCTCCACACATCAGAAGGACGTCTTTGAGAATCAGGATCAAATATATTTTTATAATCAGCATAATTGCCTTTCAGCGCCTCCACTCCTTCTATCACAGCCGCCTGTGGCGCGCTTAAAGCAGTTAAGGCAGGATCCATAATAAGATTCTTAGGGGCATCCAATGTAAATGCTCTAACAAAACGATTAAAGTCTTTCATATAGTTGGGCCCATATTTTGCTTTTGATCTAACGCCCTTGCCTAAAACAGTGTCATTATCAAACCACTCCCTTTCATCTTCTCTTAACATATGAAAATAGGGGTATTCATCCGCTACATTTTCTCCAGATTCCTTATCATATATAACATTAGCCTCACCTAAATTCCTTACCGCCATCCAATCACGAAACAGTTCATCCCAATAAGCCCGATTTATTGTCTCTCCTGTTTTGCCCTGAGCAAGATAAGCTTCTTCGTATTCTGGAGTTCCATATGGCGCTAATAATTGCGTCTGGGCTTCATACTCTTTTTCCGTTAGCACTCCTCCATCAGAATAACCTAACCACCAAGGAGATTTTTTCTTTGACTCTTTATCAATTATAGAAGAGTTTTTTAAACTTTTAAATAAGAAATCAAAAGGCCCTCGTTGTGATGCGCTATCCACAAGCTCTTTATTTAACACAGGAGATAAATTTTCTTCTAATTCTAATTGTTGCTCTTTTAATTTTCTAAGATCTGAAGAATCTTTAGCTGCCATGCTTTGAGTGAAGGCCTCTATATGTTTTGGAATATTTTCTGTTCCTGCCCAATGATAATCAGCCCACCATTGCGGTTTGTCTTTTTTTTCTGACCATAATTCACTAAAATCAGACTTTGGATGCATTCTATGATATGCTAAAAATAACATTTTTTGTTGATCGGCTGTCAGCTTACTAGCGTCAACACTCTTTGTTCCCTCCCATATATCACGATGCCATTGAGGCATTTCCACCCCTTCCTTTGTTAGTATATTTTCTAGCCAGTTAGAAGCCATATTTCCTCCAGCTCCAGGATGAGATTCAAACATAAACAAACCCTTTCCTGTCCCTATTGGAAGATATTTTTTTGTTTTTTGATCGTAAATGTATTGTTGTGCGTCAGGCTTCATTCGTTGATCAGGAACACTATGATGTACGGGTCCTGTTTCGTGATAGGCAATATAATCCATAAGATCATAATAATCTTGTGGTGTACCTCCCTTATCTCTTATAATAATTTGGAGTAGTTCGTCAAGCGTTATTTCGTCTTCCATTAGATTCTGCCCCCATTAGTATATCTTTTTCTCATTTTCATACCTCCATACGCCTGGGGATACGTACCAAAATTACCTTCTACCTCTGAAGTCTTATTAAACATAGTTGAATCATGCCATAAAGATTTAATAGCATCAATAGCACGAGTGTCTGTAGCTGTTTTCCAATCAGTGATTCCTTTAGGTCCTGATTTATACTGATACGATATATTTCCTTTTCCATCATCAAGCATTCTATATTGATATGTATCTCCTTTTCTGCCGCCAAAAGTATAAGAATACGCTTTGCTTGCCTGTTCTTCTGGCTTTGCTTCAGGTTGTGGGACTACATAGTTTTCGTCTATAGTGGTTTGATTCTTAAATATACCAGCTGGAGGTCTATTTGCCTTCCATTCTTGATGTCTTTTTCCCCATCCTTGTAATGAATTATGTATATTAGAAAGCAATGCAGCTAATTTATTTTCTGTTATAGCTCTATTTGCTTTATTATGATAATAATTAGGACCAAACATAGTTTGCCCTCCTTCATCGTATTTAGGCATTTTCATTCCTTTATTAGCATAAGCTAATTCTTCTTCTACATTTGGGGTTACATAAGGGTTTGGTTTATCTCCCACCCAATCTCCTTCTGCTAAACCACTTGGATCTGCTGCTTTTTTAATCTGAGACATAACATTTTGACCTTTCATTTGCAATCCTGAAGGACTGCCTGTTTTTGGATCTGCTTCTTTAGGCGATCTTAAATTTTTAGGATCAGGAGCTGTATATGGATTAAACTCCATATCTTGTCCAAAAAGAGCATCAACTGCCCCCCAAACAAAATCACCAAGAAAATCCACAGGTTGAGAAATAATATTCCCAAAAGCATCATCAAAGCTTTGCACTCCTTCTATTGCTGTTTCTCCTAAGTTTTTAGCTCCTCTTAAACTGCCCTCTATAACGCCTCTTGACACATCTGTTACGGCCTGCCCTGCTGCGCTTGCAACATTACTCACCCCTTCCAATGCAGGGTCTACTACATTTCCAGCTACATCAAACACGGGATTTATAAGATCATCAAGCGGATCTGTAACTGATCCAAGGATATCAGATGCAGCGCCAAATGCTTTTTTAATCCATCCTCCTAAAAAATATTTTGGAACCCCATAAGGACTATGCATTCTCCCTCCTCCTTTAAAGCTAGTAACATTTTCTCCCATATAAGGATTTAAAGCAATTAAAGGATTGGCGTCTTGATTTCCCTCTATTTTTTCAGATCCTCCTCCTTTACCTCCTTCTCCTGACCTTCCTCGTAAACTTATTTGATTTAGAGTTCCAAATAGATTCTGTAAGTTCTGATCAGCCATATCCATTTGACCAGGAATATAAAGAGATGTGGTAGGCAGACCTGTATACCCAACACCTCCTCCTCCTTGGACATGTTTAGTTACTAATGGGTTATTGTTAACGTTTGGCATAGTATCGTAAATGTTAATTTATAATTAAATACAAAGATATAAAAAAAATTTTTTATTTTTCTGAGGGAGTGAGGCTATATGCTTAATCCCCCCTTTGCTTTTCAAAACTTTGGATGCCCTACCCTCTTTTCTTAATTACCATTTATTTTTCAACTTATTCATAGATAATTACTATATTAACTTAAACTATTTATTATGGACACATTCATCATCGTTTTAACAGTGCTACTAATGTTTGCTAAACTATTCTTATACGTTGCACTAATCATATTTGCTTGGGTATTAATTAAAAAGTACAGCCCATCTACTGCAGATGCAATACAAAATGCTATACCTAAATCTAAGAAGGGAGACAAATAGTCTCCTTTTTTTTTATTCTTTTAACA